TCGGGGTCAATGCTCGGTGGAAGCGCAACAACCCAGATGCGTTGGTCGCGGACCTGCCACCTATTGATCCACCAAAGAAAAGAGGGAGGCCAAAGAAATGAAAACGTACGAAGTAGTATGCGAGGGCGTGGTGCAGCGGTTGGTGTTGGTTGAGGCACTGAACGCAGCGGATGCGGCGAAGGCTGCGCGTCAAGAGTTTTCTGCATTAACAGGTGCAGAGAAAGAAGGGATTGCTATATTAGATATCTATAGTGAACCAGTAACATTGAAGGAGATAAAGAATGTTCAAGAAGATATGGAATAAAATCAGAGTAAAGAAAGCTGACAACGAGAAGCTAACTCGGAAGGAGCAGATACTTGTTGAGTTGCGCCGAGGTCAGGGGACCGCGCGTCAACTATCGGATCGCATGGGTCTTAGTCTAAGCATCGTGCGGACTAATCTATCTGCGCTGCACAACTTGGGTGCGATCCGCGATACGGGTACGGACGCAGGGCAAGAGAGCGTTTGGGAAGTAGTAGAATGATCTACTACTTCACTGCGTTGGTGATCAGCTACAGCATGGACCCAGACACGACGACCAAGTCGTATGTTTGGTATGATCGGGAGCGTCATTGCCAGGAAGCAATGAATGACGGCCTGGCTGATCCATTGTATACTCAACTGTATGAATTGTATGACGATCTGGTTATGACCTGCGTTGTATCGGATCAAGTATCATTTGTATTGAAACCAAAACTTAGACCAGAGGGAGAGCCATGGGAGACGAAGCATTAAATCCTGCACAGCAAGCAGAGTATCGTTTTCTAAAGAATGAAGTAAACAAATACGAGGAGGAGGCAAACCGTAAGAACTTCCACCCGAACATCCAACACGATCTGTGGAGAGCGAGGGCAGAGTTGAAGAAGTTTGTTAGTGAACTCAGACAGGCAGGTGTAAACATATGAACCGACAGGCATACGAAGAACTGTATCGAGAAGCATGGATCGCACAGAATAAAAAGGACAGGGAAGATAATCCCAAGCTAGGTCCGAACACAATGTACCGTGATCCGAAACAAGCACAGGAAAACGCATTGAAGGGAGGAAGGCCCAAGGCCATGTCAGACAAAGCCAAGATGATTAACAGGATGTTGGAAAAAGAAATGACCTTGCGAGAGATCGCAGACATCCTCGGCGTAACGCATCAAGCGGTGATGCAAGTGAAACATAGATACGGGCTACCAAGAAATGAAAAGATTAGAACTAATAAGTGACATCATAAAAGATTTGCAGAAGCAGGTCGATGACATCGAGTGGGAAGACCACCGTGACCCGAGGATCGAGAGCCTCGTACAACAGTTGAATTACTACAAGAACAAGCATGAACAAGGAGAAACATATGAGCCACGTTTTTGACATCAACACCACCCGCCGCCAACAGATACTTGTTGAGTACATGACCCCTGCTGGCAGTGGGTTTGCAGTTACTCCACAAGGAGAACAGGTTTTCATGAACAAGCGGCTGATCGACGCGATGAATGTGAAGGAGGGGGACGTATATGACGCGTACTTGCTGCCGAACTATCCCGACAAGCAAGCGCAAATCCCGTGGAGAGCGATGCGGGTTGAACCCGTGGTCTTTACGGATGGCCCTGCTTGCATGGATAAGCTAATGGCACAGCCCTCACAGCGTGGGGCTGCAAGGCTTAACATCATTTCTGCCATGAACGAAGCGGGAAAGGAGTATCCATACACCGTCGAGAACATTGCGGAGGAGACTGGGCTGCACCCAGACGACGTTGCATACGAGTTGGAGAACTGTCCTGAGTACTTCCAGAAAGTCGAGGCGTACATGTTGATCGCGGACCCCAAGTGAGGTATAAGCAGTCAACAGATAAGGAGTAAGCAATGGCTAAGAAGACAACAAAGAAGCAAGACACGCGCAAATTCTGCAATGTGGCGTTGCTTCCAGAGGATCACGACATGCTTCGAGAGATGGCAGAAGAGGATCAGCGGACCATGACGCGACAACTGTCGGTCATTATTCGAAAAGAGTATGCAAAGGCGGCGGAATCTGCTACAGTATAGATACACTGCATGACAGGATCGATGCTCCATCTCCTGTTCGCCTCATTGAACTAGCCCCGCTATTTGCGGGGCTTCTTTTTTCTAGGTTGGGAGCCTCTGGGTTTGGCATAGCCTCGAACATCGGAAGGTTTACTAGAACCTCTGGGTGTTAGGCCCCTGAAGAAAGCCTCGGCTACGTCGGGATCGAGGCCAGTCATTTCCATTAGTTCTTTGGCTTGGGTTTTGGCGGAGGCGTATCCAGTTGCTTTCTCCACCATTAGCTCTGTTATTTTTTCGGGGTCAAAGTCAGCCATTCTCTTGCTTGCTCTCCAAGAACCTTTGCGCCTATGTCGATCTTGTTGCGAAGAGCCTCAACGATCTTCTCGTCTATCGTGCCCTCGGATATTAGATCGATGTACGTCACGTTATTCTTCTGCCCGATACGATGCGCCCGATCTTCTGATTGGATGCGCGTCTCTAGGTTGAAGTCATTCGCATAGTATACCACGAGATTGGCCTCGGTTAAAGTCAGACCGTACCCTGCGGTGGCGGGGTTGCCCACGAAGAACCGTAGATTGGATCCCTGTTGAAAATCCTTGACGATCTTGTTGCGCTCTTCGTCAGAGGTGTCACCATAGTACGCGGCTGCGCACCCTTCACCGTACTCTTTGTTCAGCATGTTGGTGATCTCGACGATGTCATGACGGAAGCGGGACCAGATGATCGCCTTGCCGTCGTGTTCGTCCATGATCTCTTTCAATGCATCCATCCGGTTGGACTTGAAGTATCGCATCTCACCGTCGTCGGTCTTCAGATGCCCAGACATCACCTGTTGGATGCGCAGCATCTGCGTGATTACGGCAGGGGCCGAGACCATCTCACCATCCTCGAACAAAAGCATGGCCTGTTCCTGTAGCCGCTTGTACATACTGCGCTGCTCGTCGGTCAGCGAGACGTATCGAGCGGTGTAAATCTTTTCAGGTAGATCGAGACAATCCTTCTTGAGTACACGGTAGGAAAACTTGTCGATGTTGCGTGTCAGTTCGTCCAAGTTCCGATAGCCGAGGACCTGTTGGAAAGAGTGTGCGCCCATGGTCCGACGTTGGAGTACCGCATACCGCCCCTGAAAGGCGTAAAAACTGTCGTATCCCAGAAGACCTTTACTCAGGAACTCGGTCTGCGCGTAGATGTCGAGCGGACTTTTTGTAATTGGAGAGCCTGTCAAGAGTCTTCTGTACTTGAACCCAGTTGCGATCTTCATTAATGCTTTGGTGCGCTTGGCCTTATGGTTCTTAATGGTGGTGCTTTCATCGATTGCTATCAGGCCCTTGGCCCCAAGCGCACGAGCCATCCAATCCCCTGCCTTCTGTCCTTTGAGTGTCGAGAACGCTTCGATGTTCATGACGAATATGGTTAGTCCCTCGAACTTATCCTTAACCGAACGCATCTCTTCTTGTTGAGATTTGTTTGGCGAAGACACCCACCGAATCACTCGATGCGGTACATCATCAGACATATGCTCTGGGATTTCTTTGGCTACCCAGTTGCGGTACACGCCCTTTGGAGCGAGGACCAAGGCGAAATCAATCTGTCCATCGAGGTACAACATCCCCATGTTGTCGATCAAAACTTTTGATTTGCCTGTCCCCATCTCCATGAAGTAACCAAATTCTTTTTGGTGCATACCGTTGCGTAGTGCAGCAAGCTGATGCTCGAACGGTTTTAGTTTAAAATTATACTTGACAGTCATCACATACCTCCAGTAGAGTCCACCTTACGGATGGCAAAATGGTTTGTCAACCGAACTTAACCTGAAGAGGATGGAACTTATGAGTGACATATTCGAAGACATATTCGACGAGAGCGAAGCACTCGCCAGTGTCGATACAGGAGCAGGGAAAACTTTGAGTACCTTGGTCCGAGAACTCCGTAACGTCGAGCAACAGATCGAGGATGCGGAAGCCAACTTGAAGTATCTGAAACAACAGAAACACAAGTTGTCTACAGATAACATTCCTGCATTGATGGATGAGATGGGCGTTGATCGTCTTGACGTAGACGGTTTGACCGTATCGCGTAAGATGATTGTGCATGCATCTATTCCTGCGGATCGCAAGGATGAAGCGTTTGCATGGCTGCGTGAAAATAATTTGGATGACATCATCAAGAATGATGTAACCTGTTCGTTTGGTAAAGGGGAAGACAATATCGCGGGGGATGTCGTTGGCATCTTGCAAGAGCGTGGCTTCGATCCCAAGACCAAGACCCACGTTCACCCATCTACATTGAAAGCGTTCGTCAAGGAACGTGTGACAGATGGGAAACCAATCGACCTCGACATGTTCGGGGCATACATCAACAATGCGGCTGAAATTCGGAGGAAAGCATAATGGCAAATGCAGTGGCAAAAGCAAAAGGCGTAGAAGTTAGCACAGATGTCATGGACGACATCTTAGAGTTCGCGGGTGATGGCGCGGCGTTCGACAGTTCGGAGATGCAAATCCCGTTCGTGCGGGTGTTGCAAGCGTTGTCTCCACAGTTGAGCAAGAAAAAAGCTGAGTACATCGAAGGTGCTTCGGCGGGGGACTTGTTCAATACAGTGACGAACCAGTACTGGGACGGTGAGGAAGGCGTGGTATTGATCCCATGTTTCCAGACTACCAAGTATCTGGAGTTCACGCCTCGTGAACAGGGCGGTGGTTTCCGTGGTGAAATCCCTGCCAACGATCCGATCCTAACACGCACCACGCGTAATGGATCGAAGGAGATACTGCCAACAGGCAATGAACTGGTTAAGTCTGACCAACACTATTGCCTAGTGGTCGAGGAGGATGGGTCCTTCCAACCTGTCGTCGTCGATATGAAATCAACGCAGCTAAAAGTTAGCCGCCGTTGGAAAACACAAATCGCTATGCAGAAGGTGAAGCACCCCAAGACTGGGCAAATGCTTACGCCTCCGGTATACGCTACACAATGGAAGTTGACCACAATCGAGGAAAGCAATGACCAAGGTTCGTGGGCCAACTACACGATAGAGAAGGTCGGTCTTGTAGACAACCGCGATCTATTGCTCGAAGCCAAGGCGTTCCGTGAGAGCGTTGCGGCGGGTGAGGTTAAGGCTGCTAAAGATCCAGAACACAATTCTGGCATGGATGAAGATATCCCATTCTAAGTAGCCTTGGGGAAAGTTTCGGGTAAAAACTTTCCCCTTTTAACCTCAACAGGAGCCAAGCATGTCACTAGCACAGAGAATGCTTGCGGCCTTCGAAGGTTCGAAGGTTGCACACGGTACGACTACGGTTGGAAAGACGAACCGCAAGGGTAAAGCCGAGGGGTTTAGTCAGATCGTACGCGAACCGTTGACCGAAGAAATTATGCAAGGGCACATTGATGGCAAGCAGGGTATCGGGGCGATCCCGATTAACGAGGAGAACAAGTGCAGATGGGGCGCGTTGGACATCGACGTATACGATCTCGATCACAACAAACTCCAAGCGCGTATTCAGAAGTTAGAACTTCCGTTATTACATTGCCGTTCGAAATCAGGTGGTGCCCACCTATACTTGTTTTTGAACGAGTATGAACCTGCGTCCGTGGTCCGAGAGTATCTGACCGAGATGGCTGTCGCCTTGGGGCACAGTGGTTGCGAAGTCTTTCCAAAGCAAGACACGATCCTCGCAGATCGTGGGGATGTAGGGAACTTCATCAACCTGCCGTATTTCAATGCAGAGTTTCCACAGCGTTATTGTTTTAACAAGGGCGTGGAGGCTATGGAACTTGACGAGTTCATGAATAGCATCGAAGCCAAGACGGTTGGGCTTTCCGATCTGGAGAAAGTCCAGAGCAAGAAGAAGCGCAAGTGGTTTACTGATGGCGCGGTTTGCATGGAGATTTTATCCAGTGACGGACCCAGTTCAGAGGACCGCAACAAGAAGCTATTCATGGCAGGGGTGTACTGCCGTCTTAAACATGCTGACGATTGGGTCAGAGAGTTTGAGATGATGAACCAACAGTTGTTCGATCCACCACTGGAAGCCAAAGAAGTCGTGGGCTTGCAGAATAGTTTGAGCAAGAAGGATTACCACTACACCTGTGAACAGGAGCCGTTCAAAAGTTTCTGTGACAAAGAGAAGTGCATGTCCCGCCGCTACGGTATCGGGGACGAAGACTATGTGGCTGTAGAGGTCAGCGGGTTGTTGATCCAACTGTCCGATCCACGCTTGTACTTTTTGACTGTGGCAGGGAAGCGGGTGCAGCTAAACACTGAGCAGCTACAGACGCAGCAGTTATTTCAGAGGGCTTGCATCGATCAGATACAAGTTGCTCCTCCGATCTTGTCTGCGCGTATGTGGCAGAGCCAGTTGCGCAAGCTGCTGAACGAAGCCACGACACAGGATGTACCAGAAGAACTGACCATGACAGGGGAGTTCAAAGAGCATCTCAAGAATTACTGCACAAGCAAAATCCGCGCGATGCATCCAGAGGAGATGTTGAGCGGCAAGCCATGGACCGACAACCAAGGGTATACGTCCTTCACGATTGCGGGTCTGATGGATTACCTAACGGCTCGACGCTTCAAGGCGTTCACTCGTGCGCAGGTGCAGGAGATTTTGAAAGATATGAATGATGGTCAGAAGTGTCACGGACATAAAGCCATTAACAAAGCTGATGGATCGAGGTCCACGGTGCGCGTTTGGTGGGTGCCAGCGTTTGAAAATATGGAAGTAAACCTTCCCGTAAAGGAGATCGAGAATGACATCCCATTCTAAAATGATGAAAGCAAAAGATATAGCGGAGTGGCTCGGGGTGTCTGAGTCCGCGATCTATAAGTGGGTTAGCGATGGAGAGTTTCCACGACCGTACAAGTTAGGCAACGGGGACGCGCGTCGATCTGCCAGTCGGTGGGATCGTGACGAAATCAAGCAATGGTTGGAGGAACGTCGTGATACCTAATGCAACATTGATCCTGGGGCCACCAGGCTGCGGCAAAACCTACACGCTGATCGAGCGTGTGCAGGAGAAGCTAGAACAGGGAGTGCATCCCTCACGCATAGGCGTGGTGTCGTTTACCACCAAGGCGATTGGAGAGTTCATCGAACGGGCGTGTGCCAAGTTCAATCTATCGCGCAATGACTTCCCACACTTTCGCACTCTACATGCCACGGGCTACCATGGCTTGGGTCTGCAACGCGGTGATGTCATGGACCACGAGGATTACAAGCGGCTCGGGGAGATACTGGGTTTGATATTCAAGAACGCGGACGCGACATCGATGGATGATGGAATACCAATCCCTTCGATCCAAGGTTCGGGGTCCAAGTACCTCCAGTTGATTATGCGTTCAATCTATCGTGAGAAGGATTTGGACTATGAGTACAATTACGAAGAGGACTATACGCTCGATTACTGGAAGCTAGTGCAGGTCAAGGCGCAGCTTGAAGAGTACAAGTCCAAGATGAACAAGTTTGATTTCTCGGACATGATTGCCAAGTACATCGACATGGTAGAGCCGCCGCACCTCGATCTTTTGATTGTGGACGAAGCACAGGACTTGACGCCGTTACAGTGGACCATGGTTGAGAAGATGGCAAAGAATGCCGAGGAGGTTTTGATCGCGGGTGACGACGATCAGGCGATCCACCGTTGGACCTCTGTAGACATCGAGCGGTTCAAGAAAAGCTCAGATAGCATCGAGGTACTCAATCAATCGTATCGGCTCCCACGCAGCGTCTGGAGCCTCGCTCTGCGCGTGTCTAAGCGTATACCCGAGCGGTTGGAGAAAGAGTTCTTTCCGCGTGAGGAAGAGGGTTCGGTTCAGTCCGTCGGGGACATAGACTATCTGCCTCTGGAGACAGGGTCGTGGACCATCATGGCTCGGATCAACGGGTACGTCAGCGATATCGCGGAGAAGCTAGAAGAGGCGGGGTATTTCTACAGCCGCAAGGGCAATCCCTCGATCAGCCGCAAGAAGACGGAAGCCATGGCGACATGGGTCGAACTGCAAGAAGGCAAGAGCCTTGGTCTAGGACGAATACAGAAGTTCTACGAGGCGGTGCCGAAGATGGGAGCGGGGGCCGTGGTCAAGCGGGGCGCGTCCAAACTTTTGGATGCAGCAGGACCAGAGGATCTACTATCATACTCTACGCTAGCCAACGAGTTCGGTTTGATTGCGCCCATCGACACGCATCCGATGGACATCGTAAAGATGTCGGAACAAGAAAAGGTTTACGTTCGCTCACTGGAGCGGCGTGGCGAAAACATCTACGAAGAACCACGAATTAAACTGTCCACCATCCATGCGATGAAGGGCGGCGAAGACGATAACGTGGCAGTATACTTGGGATCAACACAAAGCTGCGTAGATGGAAAGCATCCCGAGGACGAGCATAGGGTATTCTATGTTGCGGTTACACGCGCAAAGAAGAACCTATACCTAATTGAGACAGATAAAACATACAGGTACGAGATATGAATAGAGACGAAGTCTTACTCAAAGCAGGGGATTACATCAACGGTCAGAGGGCCAACGACTACGGCGATGCGTACGATAACTTCACGCGTATTGCAGATGGTTGGAACCTGATCGTTAAAGAAGCACATGTCAGCACAGGATACCTCACGCCACAGCACGTTGCGTTGATGATGGATTGGGTCAAGACTGCGCGGCTGCTACATAACACCGACCATGATGACTCTTGGATCGACAAGTGTGGATACAGCGCACTTGGTGCCGAGTTCCATGAACACGAGAAGAAGGTCAAGAAAGCACGAGAAGCATTCATGGGGAAACGTGAT